CCAAGCCTTGCTGCTGCAAGTACCTTTGAGCTTCATCGTTCGAAATTCCGCGCTCTTTCGCGACCCTGGCGACCATTTCAGGATTGGCTCGTACCAACCGCCTCATGCCGTCCTCAAAGCCTCCGATAGTGACGTTCGTGCCACCAACACGGATGCCCTCCTTAATGAATTGCGCAAGGGCGTACTGACCTCCAGGCTTGTTGAAGATCCCAACCGCATAGGGGTATGCCGAGGCCAATTGCATCATTTGCTTGGCTTCTTGCTGGAGGGAGTCGGCCTTGTCGTAACGAGTAAGAATCGGCGCACGGGCTTCCTTAACCTCGCCGGTCAGCATCGAGATATTCTCTTCGGTCTGCTTGGACTCTGCCTTTTGGCGCTGCTCCCTTTCTCCCGCAGTCTCAAACCTTGGTCCCGCAGCCGCTTGCGAAGGCGCCTCTGAAGCTGGTTGCATAGCAGGCTGCTGAGCAGGCGCTACAGTTGTCGAATCGAGCGGTCTTGGTGGCGCAATAGCCCCTATCCTCTCGCCAAGGCCTGGGATCAAGCGCGTAAGGAACTTGGCGGCCTCGACTGGTCCATTAGCGTCCAGAAGACCTCGATACTTCATGAAATCGCCTGTCGTCATTGAAACATTGCCGCTAAAGTTTCCGATGCTAATCGGGAACTCTTTGACCTCAGCCAATGTTGCGGGATTCTGTATCCAATTGCCGCCCTGAGTGTAAATAGCGTTACCAACGACCCGATCGCTTTCGCGCTGGAACTTGTTAACCGCAAGCCACTCGTTTATGGCCTCCTTGGCCTTTTCAGGAGACAAAAAGGAATTAGCTACTTCTATAGCTTGGTCGATAGGCAAGCCGAAGAAACCGCTAAGACGATTTGACGGGGCGCCTTGAGGGGTGCCTTGAGCAGCGCCCTGAGGAACGCCTTGACCTTCTTGCGCGACGGCAGCCTCGCTGGCGGCCCCCGACCCTGGTGCAGCTTGAATATTAGCCCCAGGAAGACGTCCAGACCTTAGGGCGTTGAGCGCCAATCCTTCTTGCTGGTTTAGACGGCTGTTAGCAAGATCAACGCGCATCTTCATCATGCTCGGGATCATCTTCTCCTGCTCACTGCGCTGCCTTGAAGCTTCCGCGCCTAAGTTTGCAAGAGCACTGCCAAACGATCCGGTCGCAGTTGGCTGGCCAAAAGCGAAGAGCAGGCGGGATATATCGTAGCCCTCGCCACTGACTCGACGCTCGAGAGCGTTAATCATGTCTTGCGTGGCTTTTAAGGCGTCCTGCCGTGCCTTTGTTAGATCAGCAAAGGGGTTTGCTTGGCTTAAACCGCCTGGAGCGGGTTGCCGATTAACCGGAAGCTGAAAATTCTTGGGGTCAATGCCACCGCCAAGCATGCCGGTTTCTTCAGCATCCTCGCCCTGAAACATTTCGAGAGCCATCGTTATCTCCGATTAAGATCAGCCACCGGGTTTATTACCAAACAATCTACCAATAGCGTCTACTGCGCTAGTCCCGGCCTTTATAATTCCTTCGATCGCCGATGCGCCCGTGCCGCCAGTGCCTGTTGGTGCAAACAAACCTGCAAGCGTACTGACCTGCTGCAATCCCGACGGGCTGTACTGAAGACCGGCAAGCGGACCTTCATAGGTCGACGAGGTGTCAGTGGGCATCGTGTAGCCCCTCATAAGGCCTGAGACGGCCTGCGCGGTCTGCAAGGGGAAGTTCTCTTCGCCTTGGGCGATCGCTTGCTGCTGGGCCCCTAATGAGGCCAGATTCTGCAATTCTGCGATGTTCATGCCGGACTGAAGCTGGCCAAGGGCACCCATGGTTTGAGCGCCTTGCATATACCGACCAAGATCACCCGCCGCAAGCTTGGACGCCATGTCATAGCCCTGGGATAAGGCACCGGACTGAGCACCAAGAATATCCGCAAGAGCCTGACGCTTAGCAATACCTTCCTGCTGAAGACCGCGCTTGCCACCAAATCCACCGGTCCCAACGCCAAGGCCACCCATTCCGGGCAGAGCCTCTTTCATTTGACGCTGACCTAGTCGGTTGATCTCCGAGACAACGTCCTTGATGTAGGGGTTCATATAACCCCCGCCCATCGTGGTCGTCTCGCCAGTTACAGGATCGGTGTAGTCATAGCCCTGCAATTGCTGAGCGGTTGTAGCACCACCGGCCTGACCAAACCTCGAGGCGGCGTCCAAGTATCCCTGGCCACCAAACATGCGATTCTTGGCCTCGTCAAAGGCCGTGGTTTGCAGTTCTTGTTGCCCAGCGTATTGAGGGGCCTCAGTGCCAAGGAAGCCCTCGCCAGCACTGCCAAGCTTCTTGAGGTAGTCGGTATAGAACCCAGGCGCCGTAGTCGACTGGGCTTGTTTGATATTGACGGGCGGTGGCGCTGAGCCTTGGGTCCAATCGAATGGCATGATTACCTCGCGCTTTCTTTCAAGTATGCCAAGGGTGACTTAGCCTTTGGCGGAATTTTATTGACCGGTGCGGCACGCTTATGTTTACGGATTGCCTCACGCATCTTGTCGAGCTTTGCGGCGCCTTCCTTCGAAGAGCCGTCACCAAGTGCAGCAACAATATCGGCGTCCATCACATACTCGCCATCCGCTAACAGTGCGGGAATAAGGTCATCCTGACCGCCACCGGCACCGCCAACCGCATAACCCTGCATTCTCCTCGAATCCGGGGTGCCTGCAAAGCCATTGGTCTCGGCCATCTTCATCAATCCGCCCATGGCTTTTTGCTGAGGCTTTTCAGGTTGGCCGCCGGTCCTTGGCTGCTCACCCAAAAGCTCGTCAGCATCGACCTGCTCAAGCGCCCCCTTAACAGTCGTGGAGGGCTCCATCGCCCTTTGATCCTCTTCGGATAAGTCGACCTTCGCGTTGGCAGCAATTTGCGAGATCAGCTTCTTGCTGATGCCCATCCTCATAAGGGTTTGCACCAAGCTCTCAGGGAGATTGGAGATTGTCTTCTCTTTCATAACCGGCGCCGCCGCTAAAAAGGTTGGTGATAACGATGGGATGTTCTTAAAGCCTGCGTTGCCCGATACAGCGGCCGATGGGTAGTAACGACTTCCGCCACCTCCGCCATCTCCGGCGCCCGAGCCAGATCCAGTTCCCGTTCCGGTCCCTGTGCCCGTTCCTGTCCCAGTTCCGGTACCAGTTCCGGTGCCAGTGCCCGTTCCCGTTCCGGTGCCAGTTCCTGTACCTGTGCCGGTCCCGGTTCCCGTTCCTGTACCTGTGCCGGTTCCCGTACCGGTTCCTGTCCCTGTCCCCGTTCCAGTCCCTGTTCCCGTGCCCGTACCGGTTCCGCTTCCGGACCCACTGCCGGACCCACTGCCTGAACCTGTGCCCGTGCCAGTTCCAGTACCAGTACCAGTACCAGTGCCGGTTCCTGTCCCAGTTCCAGTTCCTGTTCCAGTGCCCGTTCCAGTCCCGGTCCCCGTCCCAGTACCCGTGCCCGTTCCCGTACCAGTACCAGTACCGGTCCCAGTCCCTGTGCCGGTGCCCGTCCCTGTACCGGTTCCTGTACCAGTCCCTGTACCAGTCCCTGTACCGGTTCCAGTCCCTGTACCGGTGCCTGTACCCGTGCCGGTTCCTGTCCCAGTTCCTGTCCCAGTTCCCGTCCCAGTTCCTGTACCTGTTCCTGAGCCCGTTCCCTCGGTTGGCTTTTCGGCTTCGCCGGTCTTGGTCTCGCCGGGCTTAACTTCGCCGCTAGTTTCGGCATCGACCTTAACAGCGCCATCCGTGCCGCCGGTTGTAACTTTGCCGCCACCATCCGTAGCATCGCCACCCGCCGGACCGCCCGTTGGGCCGCCCGCAGGGCCACCGCGAACGAGATTGCCGTCCTTGTCGAATGTAAACGAGCCGAGGATGTTGTTAATCCTCTCGTCGCTAAGCCCACCAGCGCGACCAAGCTTAGCTATCTCGTTGCGATTAAAAACGTAATTGGGATTATCAGCAAAGGTTTGGCCAACCGAAGCCTTTAAGGCCTCATCAGACTGACCTGCAAGATTTTGGCCTTGCGGCTTTTGCGGACCCTCAACCTGAGCCTGCTTGGCATCTTGATCTTGCTGAGAAATAGGGCCGGTAATCTTGTTAATTTGAGCGTCAATATTGCTACTGGCAGCGTCTTGATTAGAGCTACTGGACGAGCTTCCGCCTTTATCAGCACCTGTTGCCTGGGATAATGCGCTGCTAGAGTCTGTTGAATCGCTCCCAGAAAGACCACCTCCGGGCTTGTCTGGACCCGTGGTTTTTACCTCCCTCGGCTTCTCAATCCATGGGTAATCGTCAATCGGGACGTCTTCAAACTCCCGGTATGGCGTAAACGGTTTGTCAACCACCGTGTCGGTGGCAAATTCGTTGTAAGGCGTAAATGGGCGATCAGCCGTCTTGGTAAGGTCGAATTCGTTATAAGGCGTGAATGGCTTATCAAGCTTTGTGGACGATACGGTTAACGCTGGCGTCTTATCGGCATACAAGGGCTTGGTCTCATACTTTCCAATATCCTTTTGGAAGTCCTTGATGTAAGCCTGCTTATCAGCCTCGGTCCAATCAGAAACCGGTTTATTCGCATAATCAGGGACCGTGGTTGCGTAGTCCATAGTCCACGGAATATCAGCGCCAGGATTTTGTGCTTTTTGAAGGGCGGACCACAAGGCCGCGCCATGCGCACCAAGTACGCCAGCGGCCGCTATACCTTGCTGAATGGCCGGTATCCCAAGAAGCGGGAGCGCAGCAACCTGCTCCCCTTTGGTTAAATCCAAGCCGCCTGCAAGGTCCAGACCACCAGCACTTGCAATGCTTGAGGCAAGGTCCGAGGATATATCCGGCTTGGTATCGGAGACCAAAGACAGTCCACCGGTCGCAGGAATTTGCGTCCCGGTCCCACCAGTGACGTTGTACTCGTCAATAACATTTCGGCCCCCCATTGCGGAAGCCACGCCCTTCATCCCGGCGGCAATAATGTCATAGGGATTATCAGATTTTGCCGCGGTATAGGCCACGTCAAGCGCAGACCTAACGATACCCGGATCAAGATTTAGCGAAGAAGCAATATTCCCAGCGGCCATATCGAGGCCTGTGCTTACCCCGTAAGAGGTAACGGCATTTTTGATAAGACTTTCCACATCGGCGCCGCCCATGGCTCGTAAGGCTGTCGATATACCTGCCGCTTGCAAGGGAGACAAACCGAGACCCGCTGCGCCACCGGTAACGACCATGGCGCCGAAATTAAGTAAGGGAGCGATCGACTTTTGAAACGAGCCTCGCTGGTCCTGACGAAGTTGAACGTCAATGATGTTGCCGTCCTTGTCGACCGTAACCTGCTGACCAAGGAGCGTCCCCTTGTTGCCGATGTCATGGGCATTCAGAAAGGCCGAATAGGTACCCGTATCTTCATAGATCGGATTGCCTTCGTTATCGGTGCCGACCTGCTTTCTTACCGGCGAAAATACCGAAGATGAGGTGGGCATGAGACCGCCTTCGCCCTCAAAGTAAGTCGGGTTTAGTGCGCTGTTAAGCTGGGTTGCAAGGTCCCCGGAAATGGTTTTACCAATCAACCCTTGGCCTTGCGCATAAAGTTGGTTGGCTATGTTTTGTGCATTAGCCGCATTGGTTGCGTCTTTGTTATACCCAAGGGCAAGCTGGTCAACCCCAACGAGTTTATCCATGCCGGGGATGGTTGAGCCAGCAACAGAAAGGCCACCAGAAACAGTATCTTGGCCAGCCATCCTTGAAACAACATCAGGCAGGGCGCCGGTAACCGTATCTTGAGCGGCTGCAAGACCACCCAAAACCGTATCCTGGGGCGCGGAAACGCTCGATAAGCCTCCGGTTGGGAAGTAATCCCCAAATACTTTGCCAGTAGCGCGTCGGATGTCCTCATCGGATACGCCATATTGAGCCATGGCAGCGCGGGTAGCTTCTTCGGTCGGAGCATTCGCGAAGAAGTCGCGGATATTCTGATTCATGGCCTCCAGGCCGATGCCACCTTCTCCCGTCGCGTACTGATATGCAGTCGATGCCATTTAGTTCACCGCGTTATTGAAAGCGAAGGCCCAATCTTGCCATCGGTCGAACCCGTGCGGGGTCGGTACACCATAGTTCGAGAACAAAGCGATCGAACAAATTGAAAGCGCAAAGTCCTTCCAGTTCTCTTCGGGCACCGGCCACATAAGCTGCTGGGCCTCGTACTTTTCCGCGATGAGCGCGTTCCAGTAGGACCATTCCATGTTCCGGGGGTCGTAGATCTGCGTCATGGCGTGTAACCCCTGACATCGCCCATATCGAGCGACAAGAGAATGCGACCCATTTGATAGTCCCCGCCGATGATGTTGGACTCGAACTTGAGCCTCAGTTCCCGGCGCTGTTCTTTTAAGTCGATCTTGGTCGTGCTTGCATCAAACGTATAAGGTCCGCTTGTAACGTCGGCTGCCTGCGCGTAAGGACGTCCAATGATGTACATGGTCATCTCTTGGTCTTGCAGGAAATCAGGCTCCACGCGCTCCAGGCGAGACCAGAAATTGTCCCCGATCGGAACCTCCTGCGCTGGGTTACCAGTCACCCAGGACAGGTCGTGCGTCGTGAAATACGAATCGATGGCAGAGGTTGAAGCACCGTCGACAACATCCACCCCGACTTCGTGCTGCCAGAGCTTGGTAAACCCGCCGCCGATGTCTTGAGTACCTCCAGCGACTGGATACTTGAAAACCTGGGAGAAGTAACCCGATGAGCGCTGAGCATGAATGCTTTGGCCAGCGTCGTACCACGTCTTTTCGCGGACGTTGTAAATAATCGCGTCGGTACACTCGGTGGCCGACCCTCGAGGGTAGAACCACCAGATCTCGCCATAGCGAGGCACCTTCCAGGCCCAGACCTTTTGCCGCTGGGTATAGTTCAAATTGTCGAAGAACCAGTTTTGGTTCATCGGGTTCGGGATCTCTTGAACCACGCCGTTGTACATCAGGAAGCGGTCAACCCCGCACCAGTAATAGATCCCGTCGTACTCGATAACGCCCGAAGACGAGAGAATTGAAGATTGCGAGGTAATGATGTCGTAGCGCCAGTAATCAGGAGCGCCGATGTAAGAGACGCGAATCAGCGAATCAAGCGACCAGAATAAACCCGAGGGCGCGTTCGTACCGCCTCGCACCGGAAGGCCTTTGACGATCTTGCCTGTAGCGACGTTGACCTCGTTGGCATCGGCTGAGTTCCAGTCCAGGGGATTACCCTTGGAATTGTTCTTGATCAAACCCGAGTTACCGTAAACGAAGATGTACGGATGAAGAGCGACAACACCGCCAGAGACCGAGACGATGTCACCCGTTGGATCAGGACCGCTGACGTCACGAAGCTCGGTCAATGTCGTCCCGGTAATCGCGCCATAAAGCACTGGCGTGTTGGTTGTCGAGTCGACCTGCGCCAGATTCTGCCCTGGGTGGACCAAAAGCTGATTTACGCCACCTTGCGCGTCGTAAGAAGAGTCAAATTGATAAACATTATTGGCGCTTGCAGTGAAAACCGAGCTAATAGTGGCTACCGGGATGCTAAAAGCGGTCGTTACGGTCCCGCCGAGGCTCGTAGCGTCGGCAGAAAGCGTATCTCCGACCGTATAACCGACGCCAGACTGCACATAAGCCGAGGTAATCGTGGCCACGGGCACCGAAAAGCCTGAGCCAGTGCCACCAAGATTGGCCGTGGTAGCTGAAAGCACGTCGCCAGGGGTATACCCAGCGCCAAGATCGGTAAGCGAAACGGTTGTAACAGCCCCGGCAGCAACCGTTACCGTCGCAATAGCGCCCGAACCAAGGCCGCCAGTAAGGGGAACGTCGGTATAAGTGCCGTTTGTGTATGCAGACCCGCCCGTAATGGTTCCGAGCGTCAAAATCGGGCCGGTGTCGGTAATAACGACTGACGTTACGGACCCGCCAGCGATCGTGATGTTGCAATAAAGGCCGGTTCCAGTGCCTCCGGTCATGGCCACGCCGTTATAGGTGCCGTTTGTGTAGCCAGACCCTGGGACTAGAGTCCCAAAAGTCGCAATTGGCCCCGTAAAAGTGAAATCAGAGACACCTGCGCCAACGCCGTTGTTATCAACGCCGATAACCTGAATGCCTGAAGCGTAGGACGTGAAGATGTTGTTAATACCGTTGCTGGAATCAACGAACATCCCTCGAGTCGGGCCATAGATCTGATTGGAGATCCGCTTAACGCCAAGGACTTTTCTTGGCCGTCCACGCTGAAAGCGTACCCATAAGCCATCAGAGTATTGGTCCCCGTCCAAAACGGTACCGTCCCGGCGTATTCCAGGCTGCGTATTGATCGTGATGACCTTCTCAGTCATTAGAACGACCCTCCGGCAAGCCCTTCAGTGGTGAGAAGCATCTTGGTATTTCCGCCAACGGACCACCCGATCTTCGATCCACCCGAGGGTCGATACATACCGGTATTGGTCTCAAGCGCAAAGTTTAGCGACGGTGCCGCGGCCGATCCATCAATCAATGACACCGCCAAGGCCCCTGTAATCACCGTGGTGGCGTTCAGGACGTTAACCGAGTCGCATACCAAGGTAGCCTGCTGATTGGGCTGTAGCGTGGCTGTAAGACCCCCTACGACCCCTGTCTCGAAGGTGACGTTATAAGCACCCGTCGTTTGATTAAGGGCAAAGTAGACCTGAACCGCCGCGGGAAACTGGACTGTGACAGCGCCAGTCAAAGCACCCGTCACCTTGATGATTGTGTTTTGCGCCTGGGCCGGGGTTAGCGTGTAGGTTCCCGAGGTTACCGGCAGCACAAGCTGCGAATAAGCAAAGGTCGTTGCCTGCCCCAGGCCTACGGTATAGAAAGCACTGCCCGAGCAGACAATGAAGGCCGAGTCACCAATCTGCAAGGCAAGATTCGAGTCGCCGTTGATCAGTTCCGAAGCGTTTGGATCAATGGTTAAAAGGCCCGTGCCGTTATTACGAACCATGAAGAACCAGTCGTCACCCAGGGTTGCGGCTGCGGTGAGTGCAATGGTTCCGACGCCACCCGTCCAAATTAGTGTTTTGGCGCGGTAGGTTGAGTCGGCCGTAAATCCAGAGGATGTCGTCGTGACTGGGTGCGATTGATTGAGCGTCGTGGTTATGGCTTTAAGGCCATAGCCTGCAAGCGTTGCGGCATCGGCAGAGCTTGAGCCTGTACCGAAAGCAATGACGCCCCAGGTTCCCGCAACCGTCGAGTTGTCGGTCACATAGATGTACTTAGCCTCACCTGCTGCGACCGAGACAATCGTATTGCCTGCGTTGTCGCGCATCGTGAAGGTGTTTGAACCGACGTTGCGGATAAGAGAATCAGTGCCAACCGAAGTCTCATTAGCAGGCGGCATGTAAACGGAAAGGCTTCCCGTCGTTGCCGTGATCTGCATGATCCTGGCGGCATAGTTGCCAAGGGCGTTGCCATCAAGTGGCCAAGCCAGCGTCAGGTTAGCCGAGATCGAGAATGACTTATAGCTGACGTCCGTGGGTTGAATGACGTCCCCAGTGAATACATTGACGTAGGAGGTCATACTTCTTGCACCGTAGCCGAACGATCGATCGTCCGGGTATCGTTCTCGAGCTTGAGCGTTTGAATGGCGCGGTCATACAAGGACTGCCAAAGCTGTACCCGAGAGTCGTTTTTCAGGAAGGGCATGGCCTGCAAAAGTGTGCCGTAAAGCATGGCCTGGGGCGCGTTGATCGTGAACCAGTTGGTTTGATTGGTTGCGTCTAGCGGCTGAATCTTCTCGTAGTAAAGGACCTCAAACGCATAAGCAGCATCAGGCGTTGGCGCAATGAGCCAGTTGTCGAAGTCGTAGTCGGCGTAAAAAAGCGGTTCGCCTTCGGTTGTTGGGTTGGGCCAATAGTTGCGTAGGTACTCATACTTCCTCAAAAGCAGTGGCTTGCGTTCGCCTGCGACCGTGATGTTGAAGGAGGTCGTCTTCCTCCAGCGCGTAGGCTTGGCAATAACCGGAGTGCCTTGGACCATGGTCGCAGAGACGGTCTCTTGCTGGCCAAGGATCTTTAGCTCGTCCGAAATGATCGACTCGGCGAGGTTGATAAAAGACGGGATCTGATTGATCGTCTGCGCGTCCGAGCGTTCCAGGTAGAGCGTGACATCCGCTACCAGGGACGTGTAGGTCATGGTGACAGCCATTATCGGTACCTTGCGGTTTTCTCGCGGATCTTCGAGGGTTGAGCGACAAATTGCTTACCGGACTTGGTACCCTCACGCTTAGCGCGTGTGGTGGCTGCATACTCAGCAGGCGAAAGCGCCTCTCGCGCTCTCCGGGGCAGGTACCGTTCACCGGTGGCCTTAGGCCCTTGCGTGGAAGGCTTGCCGGATTTCGTACCCCAATCCTCGCTCGTCCACTTTGAGAGCGAATTATCCGCCTTTTTGGGCCCTTTGTAACCCCCACCCGAAGCTTTGTACTTTTGAGTCGCTAATTGCGCCTTACGGGCGCTCCATTGGCCTGGATCACCGCCTTTATCGGAGGCTTTTACGGACGCCACAATGCGCTTCCACTTGGCCGGATCTGACTTGGTCGCTGAACTCATCGCATTAACGCGGCCTCGGCCGCCCTCCTACGGGTTAGTCCTGGCAAAACCCTGCCAGCGGCTTTATTCCACTTCAAGCACTCATCCGCGGCACCATCCCAGTTATCGGCGTCGATGCGCTTTTTGAAGGTGCTCACCCTGTAGTTACCAAGGCCGCAGTTATAGGCCCAGCTTGTAACCGCTGCCATGCGCCTTGGGATCGCTTTTGACAGGCTGGGCGACATCTTGAGCAAACCCCGCACGAAATACTCGACGTGGTGGTCCAGGGCGTCCTCGCACTGCTCGATCGTCCAGATAGTCCCAGGGTTGATTTCCGGGCCCGTGGCGCCCCATCCTATAGTCCAAGGATGGCCACGAGTCCCAGGGTCTGGATAGGCCGTTACACGCCCGTCAGGCAAACGCTTTGCCAGCCCTTCAAAGGGCTTGATCAGTACATCCTTGCAAAGCTTCTTAGCCTCATTCACTGGACTTCTCTTTGATCAATCGGTTGACATGCTCCCAAAGCGCGTGGATCTGCCTGTCGTGGTCCTTCTCGAGGTAATCAAGCCGAGTCTTAATGGTCACGGCATAAACGGCCACGCCAACAAGCGCAACCCCCAAGAACCAAACCCTTGCGAGGGAATCGATCAAGGCTTCCACGACTACCCACCTTTGTTGTACTTCTCAATCGATCGTCCTACAAACCAGAACGTAAGCATCATGTTCAGCATGGCAAAATCATCCTCGTCGTAGGACTTGGTCAAGACCTCGGCCCAGTTCGCATTGGTCTGGAAGGCAATCGTTAAGCCAGCAGCTTTAACAGCAACATAAACCCCAAAAGCAATCCAAGTGAGGCCAGGACGGGTGATAGCAGTGACAAAAGAAGCCAGCCAACCTGCCTCCTTTGCAGTCTGAGCCTGCTCCTTAAACGCCTCCTTGATCGTGTCCATTTGTTGAATGCTGTAGTCAACATACTTTTCCTCCATCTTGAACTCGCCCCTCATTTTTTCGAGGTCGGTTTGGAGTTGGAACATGGATAACTCGTGCTGGCGCTCGTTCTTCTTGTCCAAAAACTTCAGGACTTCAGGGGCAAGCCTGAACAAACCGCCGAAGATGGAGCCCAGGAGGCCGCCGCCAAGTAGTTCAAACATGATTACCCTTAGCAGTTACGATGTCAGCGCCCTTTTTGACCGTTACCTTGCTGCCCTCAACATCCACTTGCATAGGCGGTTCGGCACGGTCCAACTTGTCCAGGCGGGTGATAAGGTCCTTGATAACCTCAAACTCGGGCTTTTCTTGCTTTGGCGCGGTTCCGGCAATACCGTTAAGCATTTGGATCAAGGCTGTCAACGAAGCGCCTAGCAGGCCCATTACAGCGGCGATCTTCTCGCCTTCAAGGAATAACGATGCACCGACACCGACGAGCACGATCAGGAAGATATAAAGCAGCCCATCTTCGCCAATGGCTTTTCCTGCTACTTCTTTGGCCGAGTCTTGCGCTTTAAGCTCTTCAAGCCGGATCTTGGCTTGCGCCTTAAGAACCGCTAATTCGTGGGTCTTATCGTCCATCAGATACCCAGCAATTTCTTAACGAACATGGCCGCGACACCTGGACCAAGCAAGACGGCAGCAATCGTGATGTACAGCAGCCACTCAATGTGGCGCATGCGCTTGCTTCCATCACCGAGGCGTTTCTCGATGTTCTCGTAGCGTTGAGCGCAAACCGCTTCATGTACCGATAAGCGCTTGTCCAGGTCGTCGCTCATTTAAGCAGCCTCTTGTTCCTCGGTTGGCACTTCCTGCAAGGGGGTCATCGGCGGCTTTGCAGCCTCCTGCATGCCGTCGATTAGTTGATAGACCTCTTGGTACGGGCGGGTACCCAGGTAGCCAATGATTTGATTCGCGAGTTCGATGGGAATATGAAGTTTCATGCAAACCTCTTAAGTTGGTTGATAGGACTTACCGGCGGCGATGGCTGCGTTGATGGCCGTTAGATTACGACCCGTAAACCATTTCTTTGCAATCATAAGCTCAAGATGCTCGACATTGCGCTTGATGCAGTCTTGACGCTCTTGCGCTGGTTCGTTTTGCATCCGAGTACCAGCAACAATAGCGTTGATGAGATCCACCGAGTCACCCATTGCTGAGAAGTGGCGGTCAAGCTCTGCTTGAGCGGGTACTTCTTGAATAAGTTCAGTCATGATTTACTCCGGTTAAATTGCGATCCAAGAAAGCGTAGGCTCGTCCCAACGATAACCTTTTTCATCGGTCGGGTACGGGACTGGTGGCTCCCAATTGAGCGTGCTTTCGTTAAGCGTCCATGAAGCAAAAGGCTTTGGCGGGATAAACGCATCGCGCTGGGCGTCGTAGGTATAGCCAATGCCAGCGAAATGCTTGCGGAAGCTGCCGTTGTAGCTCGTCTGTTTCCAGGCCTCGTGCCCGCTCGACCATGTCCTTAAAAAATCAACGCCGCGGGTTTCTTGCTCGACACCGTTCTCATCCAGTAGCTCGTTATTGTGGACGACGTGAACTTCGATCACGCGCCCAGATGAATCAAGTTTTGCAAAGTGCGCCATGTTTATCCCTATGTCGGAATTGTGAGCGTTCCGTTACCGGTGAACGTGTACACGCGCCTTCCGCTTGAAACGGAATAAGACGGTGAACCAGTAGTGTTCGCGGCCGGGTACGAATCTGGATACGCGATAATCGCAATACCAGATCCACCAGATCCGGAAGTTCCCCCCTCAGCGCCAGAACCGCCGCCACCACCTGTATTCGCACTGCCTGATTGTCCGGTGCCACTGCCGGTAGTTCCGTTACCGCCCCCGCCAGCACCACCGGTTCCCGCTTGATTGCGCCCACCACCCCCGCCACCACCGGCGTAAGTTGTGCCATTGATCAGAGCCGCACGGCCAGCACCACCAGTTCCTGGATCAGCGTTGCCACCAGCAGCACCCGCACCTCCGCCGCCCCCGCCGCCGTAGTTAGTCGGACCCCCAGAATTCCCGCCAATGTTTCCTTGTCCAAAAACAGCGCCAGTTGTGCCCGTGTAAAGACCCCCACCGGAACCACCGCTTCCGTCGCTGTCCATATTAGCCCAAAACCCCAAGCCGTGACCGCCGCCGTAGGCTATTAAATTGACAGTGCCATCGCTTGAAGTGATGGTGGTATTTGAACCACGCGTTATTAATGTTGATGTATTGCCGCCAGGACCGCCAGCGCCAATGGTTACTGTTAGCGGTACGTTTTGCTTTATCTGGCCAGTTGGTTCAAACATTCCACCAGCACCAGCACCGCCAGAGCCGCCCTGCCCCGCGGAAGTGACTCCACCGCCACCACCCCCGGCGACCAACAACGCATAAAAAACTACTGGCGTCGAAGACCCTGGCCAAGTCGAACTTAGCATTCCGACTTGCTGTTCATTTAACTTAAAGACCCCTGACGCTCCGGTTTGAAAGGTGGCGTTCTTTTTTCCTAAGACACTGCCGTTTCCCGGTTGCATTAGGAAATCTCCTCGTAGCTGCACACTGCCTCGAGGTCGCCGGATGCGCTTGCAGTGAGGCGCAGGCTATCGCCTTCCTCAAGGTAAATGTGATTGCTCAATATATCAAGCGCCGCGTCGGCTGGAACCACGACCGTATAAGCAATACGATAAGCAACGCTAGAACGAAACAAATCAACCGTCAGGTCGGCGTTGTTAGTACCGTCCACGTTACTGACGTAAAGTGAATTGACTTTTAGAACCTTACCGCTCCCCGCGCTATTGCTTACGATTGCGGTGGCAGATGTTCCGACTTGCTGAACTCCACTCTTACCGTAAATATAATTAGCAGCGGCAATATTTGGTGCAGCCATTTTCTTAAACTCCTAAAATTATCCAAACACTAAAGCTAAAGCGACAGCTTTAGCGGTTGAAACTCCAGCCGACCCCCAAACAGGGGGCAAACCTGATCCTTGAGAAACAAGCGCCTGCCCAGCCGAGCCATAGTTCGCGCCGCTCAATCCCCAAGCGCCCGTGCTGTCAATACGAAATCGCTCGGTGCCGTTCGTATAGAAAATCATTGGCCGAGAGCCATAGCCATACAGACCAATATTGGCGCTGTTTCCATTGATCTGAAATGCGTTAGCTGCATTAAAGTCAATAAACTGAACCAATCCATTGTTGCCATCCGACGAAGAATACATAATCAGATTTTTGCCGGCAGAAGTGGTTCCGAGTGTAAGCCCCCCGCCACCTAAAGCAGAAGGCGAACTCGTTCCAATCCCTACGTTGCCGGAGCTATTGGCCGTCAACACGTCAGCACTTGTAGCCCCGGAGTTGCCTACAGCAAGACGCACCGTACCATCCGGCGTGGATGGTTGATACAAGGTGAAATTATTAGTCGCTGTGCCGGATTGCCCGACTTGGACGTTGTTTGCTTTTACTGTAGACACAGTAGGCTCCTTATGTTGCTTGTGCGGCTTGATAGGCTGCGATTACTTCAGGTGTCCATGCTGCTTGAGCGATTGATATAACCTTGCTGGGCTGACCCGATAAATCCTGCCCCGGTGTTAAGGATGAACGATGGTATGTTTGTGTCAGTAGGTTGCCATCCTCAATGATGCGGGTGGCTTCACGGTAAAGCACTGTGCCGTTCTCAACAACAGTGATTTGGTCTACTACGGTTTCTTTGGTAATCATGTAAGTTCCTTTCGTTAGTCCGATCACACTAATCTGGTGTGATTAAGTGAAATACCTCAAAATAAATTGAGTTTCTTTCGTTGAAAATGTTGAATTGACAACAGCCCCGCCAGCATTGGTATAAAAAGTTGCAGTTGTACTGTTTTGAGCCAAAAACGAACTAAAAGTTGAGCTTGTATTTGTGTAACTTATTGAACCACCAAATCCTGCATCACCACTACCATAAGGATTTGCAGATGTAAAAGGAAGACCGCCAATAGCAACCCCACTTCCGCTTGCTGTTGATGGAAACGTAACCACAATATAACAAGTAACTTCTCTACCTATTTTTGTATAACGTCCTCTTGCCGTGGTTAGCGTTAACCCTGCCCCACTTGCATCGGTAGGCGTAAACGTCCCCTCCTCATAATCATCCAGCGTATTAGCGTCTGATGAAGCCGATTGCGTGGCACGGAAGGTGATACCTTGGTAATTTAATTGTGCGCCGTCGGTAGATGGCGAAGCTGTGTTGTATGCAGTAGCGGAGCCTGTTACAGAAATAGTACCGACTTCTGTATTTCCACGCTTAATACTTGCAATCGTGCCATCTGATGTATTGCGATTTAACATCAGGGCTTCTGATCCGCTAGAAGTACAGCCTACAGCATAGACTCCCTGAGTTCGGAGTTGAATACCGGCTGTTGAGTCACTTAATGATGTTTTTCCCACTAGCACGTTGCCGGAGGAATCAATACGCATTCGCTCGGAGCCACCCGTTGATAAAGCAACCGTATCAGCAGCAGGATAAAACAGGCCCGTGTTTGAGTCAGTGCCTTGGACCGCTGGCGTTGATGCTGAACCGTCAGGACCAGCTATGCCGGTCGTACCATTGATAGTTACGGGCATGATTAGTTTCCTTTGAGGGTTGCGATTTCAGCCTCTGCTGCTTGGAGGCGTGTGTTGAGTTCTTTAATGGCGTTGACCATGTGCCAAAACACATTGTCGGAGTCTACTGATAACACGCCGGTGGATTCTTCCTTGACGCAATCAGGACAGACTTGCTGAATCTCTTGAGCAATAACGCCGAGTTGAATGCCTTGCTTATCGATTGCATCTTGTGGTTGGAGTGATGGATCAACCTCTTCCGGCAGACGGTACTCAAAGTTGCGAACACGGATTTGGCTGATCTTGTCCAGACCCTCAGTGTTATCAACAATGTTTTTCTTTAAGCGCTGGTCAGACGTTGTTGACCATGAAGAGGAGTTGTTGCCTTGGTAAACGCCACCACCACCTCCGGGTTTTATAAAACCCGTACTATTTCCCTTACCTACTACGTCTGCGCCAATAACAATATTTCCACCATCAGTTGCAGCGGCGGCGACTGTTTTACTACCAATAAATACATTTCCAATCCCTGATGTGGTGGCAGCCCCACCACTAGGGCTATATAACCCTGCATAGGAACCTAAAGCGGTGTTGTCGCCACCGGTTGAATCCCTTAAAGCACCGTAACCAACAGCGGCTGAATTTCCGTTAGTGGTGATACTTCCAAGTGCGTCTTGTCCTACGGCTGTGTTTTGACTGCCCGATGTGTTGGCGTCTAATGCTTGATAACCAACAGCGGTGTTGTAAGAAGAGGTGTTGGACAGTAGGGCTTGATAGCCCATTGCAGTGTTGTTAGATCCGGCGGTGTTAGTATAGAGAGCACCATGACCAGTGGCGGTGTTAAATTCACCGGTAGTGTTAAATCGCAGTGCGAGTCTGCCAATTCCGGTGTTTTGTCTGCCGGTTGTGTTGGCATATAAAGCAGAACTTCCAACGGCAACATTATCGTATCCGGTGGTGTTGAGTCTGAGGGCTGTGTAGCCTATTGCGGTGTTGCCATCTGCGGTGGTGTTGGCGTATAAGGCTTCTTGTCCAATAGCGACGTTATTTGAGCCTGTGGTGTTACTGTAACCAGAAAACAACCCCATCGCTATGTTATAGCTACCCGTCGTATTAGCCGCTAGTGCTGCGCCACCGACGGCGACGTTTTGAGTGCCCGAAGTGGTGGCCAATAAAGCAGACACACCAACTGCTGTGTTGCTGCCGAGGGTGTTACTGCCAGCAAGAGCGTTATAACCGACTGCGGTGCTGTTGTTGGCGGTGGTGTTGTTAACTAACGCATTCACGCCGAAAGCGGAATTGTTGGCTCCTGTGGTGTTGTAGTACATGGCCTGACTGCCAACTGCGGTGTTGTCGGTGCCAGTGCTATTGGTTCGCAGTGTGCTATTGCCCAAGGCCACGTTGCGTGCGCCTGAAGTATTCGTACGAAGGGCATCTACACCAAACGCAGAATTGAAGAATCCGCTGGTGTTTGACAACAAGGCGTTAACGCCAAAGGCATCGTTGTAGGTTCCGCTTGTGTTGGCGTTCAGCGCTTGATAACCAATGGCGGTGAGAGTACCGGTGCTCATCGACCCGTACACCGGACCCAGTGTGGTAGGCGTGGCGGAGGAAGCTGTCGTTATGATGGTCCCTGCCGCAGCAGGTAAGGTCACGGTGTAAGTGCTATTCGTATTCGGTGCGGCTATAGTGACAATACCTGTCCCAGACGCATCACCCGATAATTTCAGTTGTGACATGTTATTTCCTTAGACAATAGTCCATGTTGATCCAGACGGCACCGTGACCGTGATGCCAGAACCTACCGTAGTAGGGCCAGGAGACATGGCGTTGTAATTATTGGGGATCGTGTAATTCGTCGCTACCGTCGCAGCCCCAACAAATAAACTATTGATCGCTACCATCGCTTGAGCCTGCAACTCGCCGGTGCTTGGCTTGTACAGTAAGTTGGCATTGCCAGTGTAAATCGTGCTTATTGATCCGGACGTCGCCGCCAGGAAGGCAGGATATACATTTGATGATGTCGACGTGTCATTACTAACGGAAATAGATCCGGCACCGGCTTGAGCCAGAAGCGTTACAACACCGGACGAGTTCTTGTAGTAGAGCTTGCCGTCAGCGTAGTTCAGTGCAAGCTCGGCACCATTAGCGGAAGAGGTAAGGTTCGCTGCCGAAGGAACAGCCGACGCCGTGCCACTCGCGTAAATAAGGATTGGGGTGTAGCCTGACTGTGCCATTTAGAATGCACCTCCGTAGATGCCTGTGGTTGCTGTTACCGTCGTAAAGGTTCCGGCAGCAGCCGTTGTTCCGCCAATCGTGGTGCCGTTAATCGTCCCGCCCGTAATAGCCACACTGCCTGCGTTTTGCGTCGACATCGTGCCCAAGCCCGAGATGTCCGTGTTGGGAATCGTAGCCGAGGCCGTGAAGGCTGAAGTGCCGTTGCCTTTAACGTAACCCGTTAAAGTAGCGGCTCCGGTACCGCCATTAGCGACCCCAAGCGTACCACCTAGTGTTAGGGTTCCGCTCGTAGTAATCGGGCTCCCAGAGAATGTCAGGCCCGTCGTGCCACCATCGGCAGAGACCGAAGTGACCGTACCGCCAGAAGAAGGGGTGGCTGAGATCGTGATGCCGCCTGCCGTATTGCTGATGCTGACGTTAGTTCCGGCGGTTAGCGTGTTAAGCGTGTAACCCGAGCCATTACCGATCAGCAACTGGCCATTGGTAGGTGTTCCAGTAACCCCGGTGCCGCCGTAACCAATACCAATCGTCGTGGCGTTCCAGGTTCCTGTCGTCAGAGTCCCGATGCCCGTTATGCCCGTGTAAGAGCCCGTCAGACGAGCCGTATTGAGCGTGCCTGAGGAGATGTTCGAAGCGTTAGTCGTGTCCGTTGTAGCCGATGCAGCAAGGCCAGAAACAGCAGCCGAAGAGATTGCAATCGGCACGTCAGTCGCAAGGGTTAGCTGCCCCTGAGCGTTAACCGTGAAGGTAGGGACCGTGGCCGCGCCGCCGTAAGAGTTCGCAGTTACCCCGGTATTGGTGATCGAGAACTGCGTACCGGAAAGTGTGAGTCCGGTGCCTGCGCTGTAGATCTGCGCGGACGATACCTGAACGAACGTGATCGCCGTCGTGCCGAAGGTAATCGTGCCCGAGGTATTGCAGACGTAGGTCTCGCCAGCGCCGGTAAGGCCCGAGGTGACGAAGAACGCGTCGCCTTCGCCTAGTGCGTTGGGGTCCTTGAGACCATAAGAGTCAGCGTCAGTCGCACGAGTAAGGACCCAAGCAGTAGACCCATCACCAACCGTCGTGACCGTGTAAACGCCGTTTTGCGCCGGGGCTGCTTGGTTATAAACCAGGATGCGATCGCCTGGGGATGCTGTAGGCCCGTCAGGCGCAAAAGCCGCCAGGGTTCCCGCATTGGTCAGTGTGGCTCCGACGCCTGCTGTGCCGTTGTTATAGGTCGCAGTCAGTGCGGTTGGCGCTTCATACTTAACCGGCGTGTGGTAGGTAATACCTGCCGCTGCGATCGTATCGACATAAGACTTATTGACGATGTCGGTCGCGTTCGTAGGCGCTGTACTGATCGTGCCCGTCGTGGTCGTGATCGAGGTAAACGTACCAGCAGCGGGGGTCGATCCACCGATGATTGAGTTATCAATCGTGGAGCCCGAGATCGTCGCTGCAATCGAGCCGCCAGTAATGGCCACCGAGCTTGCATTCTGCGTGGACATCGTCCCCAAGCCAGTGACGTCCGTATTGGGGATCGTCGCACTGGCGGTCATTGCAGTGGTGCCAGTACCCTTCACATAACCCGTGAGTGTATTGGCTCCAGTTCCGCCGCTGGCGACGTTCAGGGTGCCAGCAAGGGTGACGTTTCCTGTTGTCGCAACCCCTGGCGTTAATCCGGTAGACCCGCCACTGAATGACAACACACCACCTGCTAAGGAGAACTGCTGCCAAGATCCCGAGGTATAGCCCTCAAACTGAGCAAGATCTGCGTTGAAGCGAAACTGGCCGTCAATACCAGCAGGCCTTTGTGCTGTCGTCCCCGATGGGACCTGCACGGAAGCGGTTCCTGGGATGACCGGATTGCTTGTAATACTGATCGTTGGATTGCCTAGACCGCCGTCGCCATCAACGACCGTGATTTGATTGGCGGTGCCTGTAATCGTTACCAAGCCAGCGCCTGGGCCTACGGTGCGTGCAAGAAGGCCGGTGCCAGAGGAAATAACCGCAACCTGAGAGACAAAACCGGAAAGGGATAGAGTTGGGTTGGCCGCTACGCCATCGGCGTCAGATACGCTTAAACCGCTTCCAGAGACTGCCAAAGACCTCGGGGTAATGGTTGTGCCCGACTTAGTCAGAATGCCGTTACCAGCGGCCACCAAAGAGGATAGAGCACCTGCCGGGGAGATCTGGAGAGTGCCCTGAGCGCCCCCATCGGTAATGCTTAAACCGGAGCCAGCGCCGATCTGGCGACTCGAGGTGAGCAAGGGCTGATTGCCAACCGTAATGAACGGGTAGTTTAGGCTGATAGAGCCCGAGATGGCCGCGGTCGTGGTTTGTACCGTCGTGCCGTTTTGGCTGATCGGGACCAGTTCCGTGCCCGTTATTGGACCGGCTGAAGGTAGCTCAGAGATTCGCAAGTTGGGCATATCAGTCTTCCAGGCCGTCGATGTTGCCGTTTACCGGGACATTCGCCTGCTCGGGCGAGATGATCGAGGTGTTGTACGGGTTGGTGATCAGCGCGTCGTCCACCACGGTTAGTGGCGTATCAGGACGCGGCCACCGAAGCGTAATTCTCTCAGTTTGTCGGGCAGGAAGTCGATAGGGATCGAATTGATCCTTGCACCCCTCATCGCAAACCATTAGCCCAGGGTAATTTGGGTCCGAAGAAAGCTGAACGTAAGCCCTCTTCATGCTGCACCGACCGCATATTGCGATCGATAACACCGTATTGCCATGAGTGTCCAGGAATCTTGGCATTATCGTGTGTACATCGAAATGTTCGGCGCGAAGTAGATCGGGCTCTTGTCGCGCTCTTCCTGCTCGACGTCGTACAAGGCCTCCTTGGCGTACTTTTCAAGCATGAGGATGCGGTTTTCCTGCACGTCAGGAAGCTCGAGGCTCATCGCATGGGCAAGCATGGCCTGAATGGCCGGAAACCAACGCTGGGGGACCTCAATGGAGTCCTTTAAGGCCCCGACATCCTCGATCTGACGCTGCCGCCAGCAGACCATTTGCACGAAGCTATTGTTCGGAACCGGCCACAAGTAAACCTGGGGGTCCAACTTGCGATCAAACCAGAATTGCAGGGGCTGATTGCTTGGGAAGTTGCGGTTTGGCAGGTTCGTATAGTCGTCTTGGTTAAGCCTAGCCATCGGTATATCGGTTACCGTGGTCCCAAAGTAGACCTCGCGCATAACCAGGGTGCCTGATACGGCCCTCACGCGGTAATACTCAACCGATACCCCAGGCTCGATCGTGAACCATGTCCACTCGTTGTCCACCAAGACCGTCGATCCGGGGTTCTTGAGCGTGCTCCAGGTCGACCCATCGGAGGAATATTCGATGATGAGGTTGACTGTCGAGGAAGTACCCGGAAGGAGGCCGACCATCGTGACGTAGGTATCGCCCGTGTATTGAATGGCAATATTCCCGCCAGGGGAGGTCTGCGTGCAAATGGTGTCGGTATTCTCATCAAAGGCATTAGCAACCGTGCCACCAGCCGAGGACGTGTAAGAGCCCGAGGGCCTCATCGTCTTTCGGTAGAGCACATTGCGCACGTCCACGGTCCCGACAGGAAGGTCGTAGATGTACTGCAAGGCCTTCATGCCGATGATGGTCTGCTCGACGCACCAAAACTGAATCCCGCGGTTTGCGAGGTTCGATAGCAGGTAGTAAAGGTTTTGCCTGGAGGCGTTGACCTGCTCGACCGTCAGCGATTCGGCAAACTTACCGCTGCGACGAGCCCCATGATCGATGAGGCTTTGCGTCGTGATGACTGTTTGGCCTACCGTGCCCGATGTGGTCATCTTTACCCCTTAGCATTTCCAGCGCCGTAGGGACGCTTTGGCGCGTTCAGCGGGTCCCTTGGCATTATCCACTACCCCTTGCATCCTGGCGCAAAAGGAGCGCTTTCTAGCGCCTCCTTCGGGCTGTGGAGCCTTCAGGTTTGATCCTGTTTCTCGGTTGTATTTCGCTCTACCCTTGGCGGTAAGACCCGCGCCTTGAGAGACCGGAAGCTTCTCGCCACGGCCAACCGCAAGGCTCGGGCCACCCTCTTTAAGGCGTTCAGGAAGTTTTGCATAGGACTTTCCCCCGACGTTGGATTTGGTGTACTCAGACCCTACGCTCGGCTTGATACCGACCTTCTTAGCGAACGATGGGTTATGGGCCACCGCCTGCATCAGGCGGAACTGCTCCTTAGACTTGGCAGGCATTTAGGCCACCTGATTCATGGTAGCGATAACGGAAGGAATCGCGGGGTAAGCCGGTGATAGGCTGGCAGGCAAGTGCTCCATCGTCAAGGTTGCGACCGTTGGAAGCCATACGATTTCCGCATACTGAGCCGCGGTAAGCGATAGGAAAATATTCCAGGCTGCAACCCCATACCCAAAAATACTAGCCGACTTCCTCGCCGGGATCGTTACCTGGGTTGCAGAATTCGCAAGGTCGGAACCGTTTACGCGGAACCAGATCGTAACGTCTTCTTGCGTGTTCTCGACGTTTTTGAATTGAGCACTGAACTGGAGGTTATAAATCCCGGTCTTTGGCACGGTAATACGGCTATTGCTCACCACCGTAACACCGTCCGCAACATCGACTGAATTGAAAGTCATGACCGTCCCAGCGCTAATGCTTCCAGTCTGATCAAGGCTGCTGCTAAAAGCGCCGTAAGAGGCGTCATAAGCCCTAATGGTGTCAAGCGTAGCTTTTACGTTCGCACCGCTTTGGACCATGGGGATAAGCTCCGCACCCGTCAGGGTAGCGGCGGTAGGCATCGCGGAAATCTTTTGATCAGCCATTACGAGGCCTCCAATACGATCTTGCTGTTGTCTTCCTGAAGAACATAACCTGGGTCTGTCTCATCAAGAATGTAGAAGGTGGTTGTTGGTGCCGCACCATACATATCGACCACACCGTTATCGCCAACGTCCAGGCCCCAATCCGTGCCGCCAATGACGTTTTGAGCCCCTACGCCACGAGCAAACCCATCGGACGTATTGGCTTGATCAGCAACGCCGGTGTAGCCGACGATGCCCATCA